GTTGGCACTTCCTGTCTAAAGCCAAGTGGCTTCCGTGCCTTTCAGCGATTTTGTTGTGAAAACTGACTTAAAAATAAATCTTGTTCAGCCTTTCTACGTTTTATAAGACCTTTTAGGATTCGTTTGTTTTTACCTCTAATCCACCTAGGGAATTCTTTAGAGGCGCGGAGGTAATCACTTTTGTTAAGGTATTTGCGAAGGGAAGAGCGTTGGAAAGCGCCCTCACCTACATTAAAAGAGAAAGAAACAAGAGCTGAAAACTGAGAAGTGGTTAGAGGAACAGTAACGTTATCTCTAACCACTTTTTCGTAGGTATTAAGGTCTTTATCTAAAAGGGAATCAGCTTCAGCTTTAGTGATAATAGTTTTGCGAGCGGCTGCTCCAGTATGTCCATAGCCTATAGTTCGTTTACCAGAAGGGCAGTAATAAGGTTTAAGGTAAAGACCTTCAAAGCGTTTTATTAATTCTTTACCTTCAGAGTTAATAGATAAAACTTCTACATGTTTTATTTCTTCTTCTAAATAGCTGTAATTTAGGTTAAAAGGCAGAGTAGTCGCGAGCAATAAATCTATCATAGTTTAAACATTAACTCAACTTTGAGCCTTAAAAAGAGCGTATTAAAGATATATAAAAGTTAAAGTAAGGCTGTAAAGTTATTATAGGTTAAGAAATCTAAAATAGAAAAATAATTAAAGAGATTTAGATTTTCTAGTTTTTTTAGTTTTGGGTTTAGAATCTAAAATAGGAGGAGTAAAGGCTTTAAAAGTAGTAGGGGTATATGAGTCTAATAAAAAAGTCCAGCAAGGGAGTTTGATATTATTAACATGTATATAAAATGTTAATTTAGGTTTATCTAAAGGTAGTTTAATTAGTTTTTGGAGGTTAGTAGTGTAATTATAGTTATTAATGTAAGAGTAAGAATAATTACTAATAGAAATAGAAAAGTTATTAGGGTAGTTTGCTATAAATTGAGGTAAGTAGAAACAATCTATTAAACAATCTAGTTTAAAGATATATGGGTAAAAAGAAGAAAGAGAATTAATAAAAGGTATAAATTCTGAAGGAGGGATAGAAAGGGAATAACGATAGAAAGACTCTGACCAAGTGCGGAGGGTAGAAGGGGGGTAGAAAGAAGGTTCTAAGTCAAGTAATAGCATAGTGTAAATAGGTAGCTGCGCGGCTACCTTATAATAGTTTAAATAGAGTTTTCTATAGCTTTTCTTTCAGCCTCCTTGTCTCTATTAATAGCTTTAGAAGCATCAAAAGAAGAGCCATAGCGTGTTTTTAGTTTGAAACGATTAGCAGTTAGTATTTTGTTTATCCACTCTTCTAAACTTAATGATGAATCAGTAAGTTGCCTAGAATATTCTAATAGAGTAATAAAAAAGAAAGATAAATCACCTAACTCTTCTAGTAGATTAGTCTTATCAGTATTGAACAACAATTCAAAACCTTCATCTATTACTCCTAAAACTCCATGTAGAAACCTTTGTTTAACAACGTCGTTTAAAGCCTCTTGGAATAGCAGTAAGCCCTGGTATTTATTTTCTGAAGGGGATGACTCAGGGATAGTGTTAGAAGTTTTTAAATCATTGCTGTAAGAAGCAGCAGAATTTAAAGCTTGTTGTATTAAAGTTAAAGTTTCTTGAGGGTGCTCTTCCTGAAAAACTTCTAAGTCATTTAACCATTTATTAATAGAAGATTTTAAGCTAATAACAGGGTCTGGGACAGAGACAGTAAATTCTTTTCCATAGAATAACGCTTTCTTTAAACTATCTACTCTTTTAGAGGTATACAAAAAATCTTTATACAAGAGTAGGAGGGTACCAGAATCCACGGGATAAAAGTTAGAGCTTAGAAGAGGAAGAATAACTGTATTAAGATGCTGTTGAAACTGGGACATAAGAAAGAAGTAAAGATTCTAAAGAACTTTTATTATAATCGTGTTTGATAATTGAGTCAGCTATATTTTTTAATCCTTTTGTATTTTCACTACTATGCACATCAAGATTGGTATTGGTGCTATTAATAGGTTCAAGGTAGAGTATAATTCCATCGTTATTTTTAGTATAGATACCCTCGTTAAAAAAGCGGCCGTCAGTAATGACGTAGTTAAGGTAAGGGTTTAGGGAAGAGAATAATAAGGAGCACCAGCAGTCGGGGTTTATAGAGCGAAAGACTTCAGTACCAAGAGTTTGCATAAAAGTTCTAGGAGAGAAATCTTTGTTATAAATGTGTTTAGATAGGTAGTATGAAAGTTGGTCAGAGTAGGTAGTATTAGAGAAAACAAATTGAGAAGCAAGAGAAATAGAAAGAGTAGACCAAACAGTAGAGTGTTTTGTAGAAGATAGATTAGGGTGTAATTGCTCTCTCCAAGTTTTATCACAGGTATTAAGACCTAGTAAACGTGCAAGAGGGAGATTATACATAAAAGAGATAAGTTGTTTTAATTTAAAAGCGAAAGATACTGAAATAAACCCATGGTTTTCAAGGATAGAGCCAACAAGGTTTTTACCAGAGTTTTTAGGTCCTGCTAGGAGGATAATAGAGCGAGGGGAATAAGACATAGCGTATTAGTTAGTAGTAAAACCGCGTTTGTTATTATAGCAAGCGCGGTTTAGTAATAGTTAAGAATGAGACGAATCGTTCGTTGAATCATCTTCAAGAACTTCCTTAAGGTTAGGGGAGGTAAGGAAGGTATGAACGGCATCAGGGTGCTTATCGATGAATTCTTTTACTAGTTGAGCGAATTCTTCTTTAGAGGGTTTTTTAGAGTTGTTAGGCATAGGATTTGAGATCAAAGGCTTGTTTTATGGTGAGAGTTTTCTTCGTGACGTAGTTCTTTATCAAGTTCTACAAGTTTTTGGACGTTTTTTTGAAGTTCCTCAGTAGTATCAACTAAGTCACCGAGAATATCTAGAACAGGGCGAGGTTTTTTAGGTTCCATAGAGAATAGTATGGTTAAATAACAAGTAACCGCGCGGCTACTTTTAGGGATTAAAATGCAGAAACCAAAAATCTAAGCTTTCATTACAACCAGGAGTTAGTTCGATAGCTAAAAAATCGGTAATTTTCAATCCAGCTAGTTCTTTCAGCTTAGAACTTTCTGTTTTTTCTACTTCAGCCATAAACACTTTGATAGCGTTTTCTTGATTTGCTGCCCATATTAAAGCTCTTATTTTGTTTGATTCTGTATGATAAGAATAAACTAAAAAGGCTTTTAATGGAGAAGAAGAATAGTCTTCTACAAGTAAAGGTGTAATAGATTCTAGTAAAACGTTAGACATGTTTGGTGTAAGGTGGGTCTAGTAAGTTTAACACTTAAAATTTAGCAAACCAGGAAAGATTTAGCTTTAGTCTCTAATACTAATAGAACTACCAGGTCCAAATATGTTTATACAATAAGTCCCTGTTACTTCCCTATAATTTTTATAGGCGGTAAAATCTACAGACCAATAATAAGAAGGTGTGTTTTTACAGCCCATAGGTGTATTGTTAAGAAAACGTAATTGAGTGTAACCTTGTTTTATAAGATTATATTCTGCTAGTTTACGGTTTTCAGGTTCTGATATAAATTTAGAGCAACTAGGATAACAGAGAAGCACAAAAAGAATTAGAAGAAGGTTTTGTGTGCGCATAGATGTAACTGCTTGGTTAGTTTAAAAGAGCATAAGAAAAGGTTTACCGTGTTCATCTGTACAGACATAACCTCTAGCGTTTTTAGCAGAGAAGGCATAGTATCTATATCTTCCAGAGCAATAATTGCCGGATAAATCAAGACTATCTTCATTAAGAAGTATATTAGAGTAGCCTAATTTTTTTAAAAAGGTTTTAGCTTCTGTTTCAGATATAAATGGGTGGGATTCTTGCATAAGAAGAATCCATAAACCAAACAAAATTGTAGACCATACAATAGTTTTGAGCATTAATATTCTCCTAAAGATGTTTTAATCGAACTGTAGCTCTTTTATATTTAAGGCTATAACAATAATAACCAAAGGTTTTAGAGTTAGTATTAGTAGTAGCGTTAAAAGTTAATAAAACATGGTTGTAAGGGGGGCACATACCTTTAATTCTATTAGAGCCTAAGATAGTAGAAGTAAAAGTAATTGATTTAATGGGGTAACTTGAAGTAATAGTTAATGTAGCTTTCTCTTCCCAAGTGGATTGAGTGGGGAGGGAAGAGTTAGCTTTGAGTAAGAGGTTAGGGACGTAGCCAGCTATTACTAAGATCATACAAAAAAGTATGCCGTGTTTGATGTTAAAGTGCATAAAGGGTAAAAATCCGCTCAGGGCGGCGGGCTATATTATATTAAAAGACTTTTTTCTGTTTTTTGACTTTACATAGTAGATGATAAATATCTAATTAAGTTATTTTATTACTAAAACAAATTATATTAAATTAGAGGTAGTAGATAAAATTATAATATTATACTAAATTAAAGTTATATGCCACAGAGTATAAAAATAAAAAGAAGATTAAACGGCGGGACAGCAGGGGCTCCTGCTAGTTTATTGAGTGGGGAATTGGCATGGAACATGTCAGATACAGGGAGAGGGATATTGTATGGGGGATATGGAGACAACGGTAGTGGAGTAGCAACTCAAGTAGTAGCGTTAGCAGGAGACAAAGCATTACCGTTAGGGTCAGAGACAAATGTAAATATAACAAGCCCTACAGCAGATCAAGTATTAAGGTACAATGGGACAGACTGGGTTAATAATACAGCAGTAACCTCAGTGGGGTTGAGTCTACCAAACATATTTACAGTAAGTGGGTCACCTGTGACAACAACAGGGACATTAACAGCAGCGTTAGCAAACCAAAACGCAAATATAGTGTTTGCTGGTCCATCATCTGGAGCGGCGGCAGGTCCTAGTTTTAGGAGTTTAGTAGTTGATGATATACCTACACTTACAGCGAGTAAGATATCTAATTTTGATACACAAGTAAGGACTAGTAGATTAGATCAATTAGCAGTACCTACAGCAAATGTTAGTTTAAATAGTCGGAATTTAACGAATTTAGCAGATCCTGTTAGTGCGCAGGATGCAGCAACAAAAGCATATGTGGATGCTGCCAGGCAAGGATTAGATGCAAAAGATTCAGTAAGAGTAGCGACCACAGCAAACGTAACTTTAACAGGAGCAACTACAACAACAATAGATGGAGTTACTTTAGCAGCTGGGAACAGAATTTTAGTAAAGAATCAGACAACAGGATCTGAGAACGGAATTTACGTGTTTGCAACTGGTGCGTGGAGTAGAGCAACAGATGCAGATACGAGTGCAAAAGTAAGTAGTGGGCTGTTTGTGTTTGTGGAAGAAGGGACTGTAAATAGTGATTCAGGGTGGGTATTAACAACAGACGGGGTCATAACAATAGGAACAACTTCATTAAACTTTGCACAGTTTAGTGGAGCTGGGCAGATTACAGCAGGGATGGGGTTAACAAAGAATGGGAACACCATAGATGTAGGGACAGTATCTACTAGTAGGATAGTAGTTAACGCAGACAATATAGATTTAGCTTTAGTTAACCAAACTGATACGAATGGTACAGCAGGGATAAACTTTCTGCAAAGTATAACAAAAGACAGTTATGGGAGAATATCTGGAACAATACTAGCAGATGTAAGAACTGGGACGACAGCACAAACAGGGGTATTACAATTAACTGATTCAACAAGTTCAACATCGACAACAACAGCAGCGACACCCAATTCAGTGAAAACGGCATGGGATTTAGCCAACGCTGCGTTAGCAAGGTCAGGCGGTACAATGACAGGTAAGTTGAACTTAGTTAGTGCGACCACGTCATTAGTAACAGCAAATATAGGGACTGGGACAGCTGATCCAACGACATTAGTTAACGGAGACTTTTGGGTAAACAGTGGAGCGATAAAGTACCATAACGGAACTAGTGCAAAAACAATAGCGTTTTTAGATAGTACTATAACAGGAAATGCAGCAAACGTAACTGGTATTGTAACGGGGACTAATGGAGGGACTGGAGTAAATAATGGTAGTAGAACAATAACAATAGGAGGTAATTTTACTACTTCTGGGGCGTTTAATACAACTTTAACAGTTACTGCAAATACAACTTTAACATTACCAACAACAGGAACTTTAGCAACGCAAGACTGGGCACAGCCAGTGAATGCAAGGTTAACAAGTATATCCAGCTGGACAGCAGATCAAGTAAGTAATGCTGGAGGTTTAGGATTGTTAACAGTAGCTCAAGGAGGATTTGTTACAAAGTCAGCGAGTTCTAGTACTTTTAACACAGTAGGATCAACAGGAACAGGAAACGTAGTATTAGCAGCTAGTCCTACTTTAACAGGCACAGTAACAATGGCAGCAGCTACGATCTCCGGAACTTTAACTGTAGACACCTTGAATATTGATTGTGGTACTTTTTAAATTAGACAATATAAATAAGGAATAAGATTAAGATGCCGCAGTCAGTAGCTTTATTAAGGACTAGTATACTAAATAGAAAACCAAGTAGTTTAACTGCTGGTCAAATAGCACTTAATACAAATAATGGGCAGTTATTTGTTTCAAAGAGTTATGATGGTACAGTAATAGCGGAAGCAATAATAGTAGAGACAAAGACAGTAATAGTAGCGACTACAAATGCGACGATAATAGATTCCTTTCCGATGGCTGGGCATAAAACAGCAAGTTATAGATTAGAAATACAGCAGGGAACAAATACGGGGTGGTTTGATTTATGGGTGCAGCATAATGGAACGGAAATTTATAGTAGACAACAATCTATGAACCTAAATATTAATCATGATCCTATATTTAGGTTTTATATATCAGCTAGTAGAATAACATTATCTATAACGAATAACAATGCTAATAGTACTACTATTAAAATGCGTAGAGAGACTATGCCCCAGTATGAGTAGTTATGCTTCTCACAGGAGTTGAACCTGTTTAAGACGAATTATGAGTTCGTTGCCTTAACCGTTCGGCCAGAGAAGCAATAAAAGAATTATATAAAAGTACGAGATATATGTCAATAAGATAGCCGCGCAGGAGGAGAAATAAAGTCACCGCGCGGCTATCTTTAAAAGAAATCAATAGGAATATCAAATATAGCAATACCTTTGTCAGGCATGTTTACTCCATGGATAATAGTAGTTTCTTTTTTAGACTTATTAGAGTACCAAGTTTTAAGAAAATTTTGATAACTACTAAATACAGAACAAAAACAGCTTTCTACGATATTTAATACTTTAATAGAATCATCTTCTACGAACTTTAACAGTTCTTCAAAAAAATAAGGTAAATAAAACTGACTACTGGCTAAACACTTAGCAAAAAAAGGAATATCATAATTAAAAGCGTCAATAATGTCACAAGAGAGTCTAATAGATTCAATAGTAAAGTCATTAAGAATAGAGTCAATAGGTTTACAGAGATAATCAGACAAACTTTTATTGAGTTGAGTCTTAGTATCTATTTCTAGTTTAGTAGGGAGAGAGAGGAGAATTTCAACGCATTTAGGTAAATCAAGGTTTTCAATAGAAATAGAAAAATGAAAGGGGGAACTAGGTTCAGGTTTATAGAAGTAAGAAATGCCAGTAAAAAGGTAAGGAGTAGCTGTAAAAAAGGTAAAAGGAATAGAAGTAAATTTAGTGTTAGGAGGTTCAAAACCTATAATAATTAGGTGATTGTAGGATAATTTAACGGACTCATTGTACGTTTTACAAAGTAAAGGTTTAGTAAGAATGGTAGATTCTGGGCATAAGAAAAAGGAAGTGCGTTGAAAGTTGGGCAATATAGCCTCAGCAGAAAGATAAGGATTATTAAGGATGGGAGTAACAGAAGTAAGAGGGATAGGACCAGAGGGAGTAAAAAGAGTAGAAGAGGAAAGGAGGAGTTGAAGGAGATTAGGAGTAGCCGCGCGGCTAGTTTCACCGAGGCTATTATAAATTCTATAAAAAGTAGTAAGACTCAGATCTGGGTATTGTTTGGTAACACATTCATAGATTTTTCGTACATTTTTATAACTATTAGAAGAAGATATTTTAGATATATAATCTCTAACTTCAGGGTTGTTAGACCATTTACTGTTGTAGTATCGAACCATAAAGGATTAGGTTATAATAGAGTATGAGAGTAACTAGTAAAAGATAGTAACACAAAATATGAAAGAGTTAAAGAGATTTATAGAAGAGAAGAGCGCGGCTGCTTTAATAACAGAACTATCAAAGGAATTAGTAGAAGAGATACAGAATTTATTAAAGATAGAAGTAGATGGAATAGTAGGAGAGAAGACAAAAGCAGCTTTTGAAGATTTTAAGAAACAGAAAAACCTAGAATATCCGTTAGTGTTAGGAGTAACTACTGCTAAAGAGCTAATAGAATTAGGGGAAGAAGAAGAACAATCTGTAGATGATAAAACAGATATTGTGAAATCAGGTAGCTTTATGATTTTGCCTAATAATACAAAAGTTTTTGCTAATGAACAGATAATAAAAGGTATACCTTTAACTTGGGGAGAAACAACAAAAGATTGTACTAGAGTTCCGCTTACAATAGAGCATGTAAAGAACGCACTAGAAGTAGCTAGAAGGTTTGGTAAAGTAAGAGAAAATTTTGGTTCACCGATTACTATTACTTCTGGGTATAGGCCCCCGCAAGTAAATAGTCAGATAGGAGGTGCTAGAAACAGTCAGCATCTATATTTTAAAGCTATAGATATGATACCTGTTAATGGTGAGTTTAAAAAGTTATGGGCTGTGTTAAAAGATTCAGATTTTAGTGGGTTGGGGGATGGAGTGTTTATGGGAAGGAATAAAGGATTTTTTCATGCTGATATTAGACCAGGTGGTAGGGTAATATTTCCTTATTAAGAAGGTAGCGGCGCGGTAATATATAGTCACCGCGCCGCTATTTTAATTACAAATCACAATTACCAAAAAGTAAACCTGAAGACTTTAGTATAGATCCTAGCAAAACAAAATCTAGTCTGAAAAATTAAACCCCGCTCTTGCTATGCCCGTAACAGATCCTTATCAGGATTGCTTTTGGGCGTATCCCAAGTGGAACTTGAGACTTCACAAGGAGTAGGGTGTATATATATAATAGCAATATTATTTCAAATTGGCAATAATAACATATTTTTTATTTTTACATTCAAACATGAAATGGAAATATTAAATAGAGTAATACATATCATTCAGTATCATTATCAGTGATACTTGCTACCTTAACAGCACAAAAGTTACTTTAATTTGCGAAATGCGGCATTTAATGTGCGAATGTACAGATGGAGAATAGGAGACTCGAACCCCTGACCTCTGCGGTGCGATCGCAGCACTCTACCAACTGAGCTATTATAAAAAGAAGTAATAAAGTCTAACAGTAAAGAAGCCGTGCAGTGATTAACTAGGAGTTAGTTACCGCACGGC